TAACAATATGGCGGTTGTGTATTACCACTCCGAGCGCAACCCGTTCTCCAACTGGAAGCGCCTTGCCCGAAATCACGCCAATGCCTCCGTAGAGGAAATCAAGAAGGTGCTATACGGCTACCCGACAAAGAGCATGACAGCCATGTTCAACACCTTTGACCAAGTGGCACACATTTACGACCCTCAAGAGGAGCATATTGACTTCGCGAATGGCGAATGGACAAACTACCAAGTGATCGACCCTGCTGGTGCGAAGTCGTGGGCGTGTGCTTGGTATGGTGTGAATGCTAAGGGTGACGTAAGGCAATGGGCTGAATGGCCTGATCGCGCAACGTATGATGAATGGGCAGTGGAAGGCAAGTCTCAGGTTCGGTCTGATGATGCGGTGACGTGGAAGCGTGGGCCAGCAGCAGAGGATTGTGGGGGCTTGTCTATCCGCTCACTGCAAATGGAGTGGACGAAGATTGAGGGCAACATTCCCATCTACGAGCGCATCATTGACATACGCTTTGCACATAGCCCCAAGCAGACGGCAGATGACGGGGAGCGAACGCTGCAGGATGAGCTGTATGATATTGGCATTGAGACGGTTCCGTCGTTCGGAGCGCAGGAGGATGTGGGACTTACCAAGATTCAAGAGTGGCTTGCTTTCGACACTAAGCAGCCATTCGACAAGTTCACCAATTCCCCGAAGTTCCGTATGTCACGCGACTGCGGCAACTCAATCTTCAGCTTTATGAACTACTGCCAGAACGGGAAGAAGGACGAACCCCTCAAGGACTTCATCGACCTTCCACGCTACGCAGCTACTCACGAGGAGGGCTTCGGCATTAGCTACGTGGATGCCAACTCGCTGAAGATAACACGCCAAGGGAAGGGATACTAATTTATGGAAACACCAACAGACAAGGAAATGTTGGACTGGATGACAACTCAACTAGAATATAGATCCGACACCTACGGGGAGTCTTGGAGATTGGATGTATTTATGGATAGCAAGGAATCCGAAAGGCCAGATATTCGAGAAGTTATCAAGTCCAGAATGAGCCACGTAGAAAAATACGGATACTAACTTATGAATGACGGATACTATTGGGCTAGGAAGATCAACTTCCCTAGCGACTATCACGATGTTGGGGAATGCTTACTTATCGAGGTGAGCACATGTGCCTTCACTAAGGGCAAATATGTAAGCCTGATGGGTGAAGGGGGAAGTTACGATCTTGACGGCTTTGAGATACTGGAACCCTGCGCCCGATACAAGGTGCAACTATTTAGGAAATAATTATGAGCAACATGACATGTGGCGAACTCGCCAAGGAACTAGGAAAGCTGCCGATGCAAATTGGCAGGGTAAAGAACGAGGTATGCGACGAATCCGACTTGGACGGCAAGGAGATCAAGCCAAGCGGAATCGCTAAAATCCTCAACCACTACAAGGTAGAAATGGACATTCTTGAGAATGCAGATCCAGACGTAGTGTATGTTGAAGCAATCAAGCAGCCAGTGGCTAATCCTCGATGGATGCTGGCATTTGATCGCGAGCGCAAACAGAAGGTGATGGTAAGCGTCCCGAAGAACCGAAAGGATCGCTTGTCCCAGCCACGAACCCGATTCCTCGTAGAGCGTGGATCACAAGACGGAAAGTATTTTTACAAATGGAGACAGAATCTATCACTGTAAGTTCAGAGCATATCCAAGATCATGTGGGGTATTGGTTTAATATTGAGAACATGAGATCATGCCTCTCTGGGGAGTCTGTCGTATTCGATTCCGACGAAGACCTTTTAGACTTCTTCGGTTTGTCCCATGAGTATCTACGAAGAGCCAAGCGCAAGTTTGGTGCGGAATACGCTAAACGAAACCCAGACTCACCATTTATAAACTGACATGGCACAAGATCAAAATAAGAACGGACAGCAAGACATCTATATAGACGACTTTGACTTCACGAAGTTCAAGGACATCTACGACAAAGACGTAAGCGACTTGGAGTTTCACTTCAAGATTTGCAACGAGAATCGAGACATTCGCCGCAACAACTGGTCGAACAAATCCGACGACCTAAAGAAGCACGATGACGATGCGTTTCCATATAAGTATGCGTCTGATACAGAGGTATTTACGGCAGATCGAGCTATCCAGAACGGGGTAGCTCTTTGTATGAATGGCATGAATCGCAGCCAGATTCGCGCCTACCCGCGAGAAGCTTCAGATGCAGAGCGAGCGGCAGAGGTCAGCGTGATGCTCAAATGGATGCGCGATAGTGGCATTCCGAATTTTCAGCGCGAAATGGAGCTGGCTAGTTCTTATTGGCTGGAGAAGGGTGTCGCCATCACCTATTGTGGATGGCAGAAGAAGAACCGCAGCGTGACCAAGACCTTTGACTTTGAGGAAATGATAAAGTCAATCCCAGAGCTTGAGGAAATCGAAGCCATGCAGACTCAGGCATTCGTGGAGTTGCTATCTGACGAGGACAGGGTAGAGGAGCTTGTTTCGATGTTCAACGAGGTTGAGGGCTGGATTGTCAATGAGAAGCGAGTAAAGAAGGCACTCAAACAGTTACGCAAAGACGGGGCAGCAGACATCCCTCTAGTCATTGAAGATGAAGGAACGTTCGATGTTCGCACTCTACCGTCTGACGCAGACGTAATCCTCCCAGCTTACGTGATGAATGTGCAGGAGTCCCCACGTGTTCATATCCGAATGCTGCTCACTGGGCAAGACCTCATCAATTACCGTGAGACACAGGGATGGGATGCCGACTGGGTGGACTACATGATCGAGAAACACACGGGCATGTCTGAGAGTGATTTCAACTCCCCTCAAGGCACAGTCAGGTACAAGATTACAGGACGCAACCGAGGTAACCGCACAAGCTCGGATGCACGCGACTTTATCGAGGTGCTATTTACCTATGAGCGTCTGATCGACAAGGAGGACGGTGCGGAGGGCATCTATCTCACGGTGTGGTCGCCTAAGATGGCGGGAGAAATGCCAGGAGTCGCAACACATGCCTATCGCAAGCTACAATCTGGGCGAACCAAGTATCCAATCGTAGCCACTCCACTCACCTACGAGTCTAAGACGCTTTACGAATCTACCACGTGGCCTGAGCTGCTTAAAGCTCCCCAGAAGACTTCTAAGACCATCCTAGACAACTACATCGACGAGGCGCAGTGGGGTGCTTCACCTATGATGTGGGCAGGGCCAGGGGTTGATCTAAGCCAAGTGGGGCCAGGTGGTCGAATGAACGGGCCAAGCAACCGCAAGCCAGAGTTCATCAACAAGCCGCAGGACTTCCAGCCGAACATTAGCCTTGAGCAGATTGTCAACGACCAAGCCATGCAGCAAATTGGTCAGCACGCAGAAGATCCACTCTCTGAGGCTCGTCAACGCCATGTTGTCGATTCCTTCCTTCGTAGACACGTTCAGCGGGTGCTGGCAATGGCCTACGAGACGTATAAGCTGGAGGGGCCAGATGAAATCTATTTCCGAATCACAGGAAACACCGAGGGGACAACCTTCATTAAGAATGATGAAGAAACCGAGATGGATTTGAGCATTAGCTTCAACTCCACTTACGACGACCCAGAGCAACTTGAGCGGCTATCTAATGTCATCCAGCAAGCCAAGCAACTCTCACCGAACAAGGTTGGCAGCGATGAGACGGCAGCATGGTTGCTCAATGCAGCAGACCCAATGCTGGGCGAGCTGATTCTACGGCCAGAAGCGGAAGGTTCGGCACGCATCGAGGATGAGACAGCCGACGACATTCAGCGCATGAGCGCAGGATTCGCAGCGGGTGCTAGAACTGATGCCGTCGATGCGCGAATTAACGTAGTCCAGAACTACATTGCACAGCAGCAACAGTTCGAGCAGCAGGGCATTCCTACATTGTTTGGCCAAAGCCAGCAGTTCCAACTCCTTATGGAGCAGTATGTTAAGCAACTTCAGCAAGTGAAGAACCAAGAAATCAACCGAGATGAGTATGGCCCACTAGGTGCGCGTGCTGCATCGGTTGGGAACCTAAACGTGCAGGGAATTCAAGATGCCAGCTAAAAAGACAGCAAAGAAGAAAGCCGCCAAGAAGGTGGCATCCAATAAAGGTGCGGTGATGCCACTTGATCCTTGGCCGATTGAAAAGATCGTGGAGTTCTTGCAGGATAATCCTAACATCGGCGTGGGGCTGCATCAGTTCTTCGAGGGGCGCAGGAATGAGCTTCTGTCAATGTCGTGGGCTAGTGCCAATGACAACTTTGACGCCAAGTGTGCTGCTGTTGCGTGCTACCTTACCGATGAGGTTTTGTCGCTGGGCATGGGCAAGAGGAAGTAGCCCGTAACCTCATGTGGGGTATTGAGTTATATTTGATCTAAGGACGCACCGTTCCGTGAACACGGTAGATTATTATGACAGACACACTAGAAGCGGCAATCCCTGACGCCGAAGAAGCAACTCAGGAAGTAGAGACAACAGCGTTACCAACGCTTGCTGACATCCAAAAGGAACGAGACGAAAAGCGCGAGGCACTAGCCAAGGGCGATTCTCCAGAAACCGACGAGGAAGATGACGCATCCGAAGATGTAGTCGAAGACTCCGAAGAGGAAACAGAGGAGGAGGAAGTCGAAGAGACTGAGGAAGAAGCAGCAGAGGATAAACCAAATGTTCTTTCCAAGGAGTATTTCGATGCTCTCTCAGACGAGGAAAAGGAAGCACATCTCACTGAACTCAAGGAAGTTACAGGAGCCGCATTCGGCAAACAGCGCAAGCAGATACGAGAGTTGAAGGCTGAGCTAGAAGCCAAAGACGAGCAACTGAAAGCGACTTCCGCAGTAGCATCCACAAGCGACTCACCATTCGGTAATGTCCACACAGTAGAGCAGGTTGATGAAACCATCGAAGCTGTTGAGACTAATATCGAGAAATACACCGACGCACTGATTTACGAATCAACCGAGGAGTATGACGAGGCGAGCGGCAAGGATGTTCGAGGAGCCACAGTGGACGGGAAGTTCTATTCAGCCGCAGCTATTAAGCAGTGGGCGAAGGATCAGAAGTCAAACATCTCAAAACTGCGCGAGCGGAAGACGGAGATTAAGAAGGTTGCTAAACTATTCGACGACGAGGACACAGAGATCGAAACCCTGAAGCAGAGTCTTAACATGGATGAGAAGGAGGCAGAAGCCTTTGAAGCGTTCATAGCCGACCCAAGCTTCGCAGTAGTAAAGTCTGTCAGGCCAGAGTATGCCAAGAAGCTGTTCGAGGTCTTAGCTAAAGCATCCATCGCGGATCGCAAGCCTAAGAAGCGGAAAGCTCCGAAGGCACAAAATGGGTCTGCTTCCCTTCCAAAGGGCAGCAACGCATCACCAAAATCTACTAACTCACAAATCAAACAGCTCGATGACATCGTAAAGGGCAAGACAGGTGCGACACTTCTGGAGCGCCAAGCCGCAGACCGAAAGTTGCGAGCACTAAAAAGAAAAGGATAATAAATTATGGCAGTATCAGATTCAGCAACAAATGCAGCACCTTCAACTCTCTCGACAAATCGTGAGGACTTGAAGCAAACTGCAATGCTCCACGCAGCAACCCAAGCTCCTCTTGTGGGCTTGCTTCCTACACGGAATATTACTAACAAGAACCCTCGCGTTCTTATGGACGAACTTGCTACACCTAGTGCGGCAGGTCACATCGAACAGAATAGCACAGACAACGGTGGCGATCAGTTCACTGCGGTTGGTGACTATATCGGTCAAGCTCAACGCTGGACTCAAGAATGGTCTGTCACACGCGAACAGCAAGCTCACAGCTCTGCGGTTGCAGTTGACAAGGAGAATGCTAAGGAGAAGGCTCTGAAGCAGCTCATCCGTAACAAGGAGTATACCTTCTACGGCGACCAAGACAAGACAGCAGACGTTCCTGGCACTACTGCTGGTATCACTGAAGGTCTCGGTAACATCACCGACCCAGCTAATACCAACTTCGCGGCAGCTTATCGCACACAGTCGGCTTCGGTCTACGGTGGTGCTGTAGCAGACTACGATGACGCAGCCTTGAATGCTCAGCTTGCTTCCATGTTCGGTGAAGGTGGCGAATACCTCGACTTGCACTTGCTTGCATTTAGCGGTCTCCGCACTAACATCGTAGCCAACATGACTCGCACAGCGGGTGCTGCATCGCAGGTTGACTACAACATGAATGGCACAGCCATCATCCCATACAACGTTGAAATGTATGACTCTGATTTCGGTCAGGTCAAGATCATCAACGCCAATCCGCAGCTTGCAGTTGCAGCCGATACTACTACTAAGTATCGCGGATACCTCATTGACCCAGCTTACCTTGAGTTCGGTCAAATCTGGGGTGAAGGTTCCGAAGAGTATGAAGATCGTGGTGCAGGTCCAGTTGGTGCTTGTGATTGCTACGGCGCATTGCTCTCTCAAGGGCCAAATCGTCTGGGCAAG